CGCTAAATCCAAGTTAACTAATCCTTCAATGAATGCTACTTTTTCTGATACTAATTCTGGTGTTAGGTTGATAATTGTCATGATAAATTCCTTTCGTTACTGATGCAGATTGTTCAAGTACAACCTACAAAACTTATTTTTAGAACTCCTACGGTTGCAATCAGTTTTACATCATGACTCAGGATGATAGGGGATTGTTTACTCATCCCCTATTTCTTTCAAATGAGTATTATTAATTAATACGTGCCAATAACAGTTCTTGTCTAGCATTGATATCCTCCCTTTCTTTCTGTAATTCTTCTATCTGTCTTGCTATACCTGTTTTATTTAATGGATATTTTTCTTTTAGCTGTTTTTCTAATGATACTGTTTTTAAAGTTAATACAAATAACTTTCTACCATTATCATCCATTTCATTTACTGCATTTTGTTTACGCTTTTCAATAATTTCCTTGTTGTTTAGCATTTTAGTTAAATCATCTTTCTTATTTCTATTGAATAATTTTTTAAACATAATTATTCCCCCTTATTTTTATATGTATTATATCATTATTATAATATATATTTATATAAATATTTCTATACGGTTATAAAAAGCCTTCTACTCTTTATAAGAATAGAAGGCATCTTTATTATTATATTTTCTTTCCCATTCTTCCTCATCTTCTTCAGTCCAAAGTATATCAATACCAATATCATCTTCTATAAGGTCTAAAATATTCTTATAGTCTTCAACATTTATAGATACCTTCTTATCTTTCATTATTCTTCTTCCCTCCGCTAGATGTAAGCTTATTCTAACCTACTTTCTGAATTCTCATCCTCAACAAGAAAAATTTCCAAACATTATATGTGTCAAATAAAAAAATAAACAATCTATTATTCTATATATTACATAAATATTAACATAACTCTTTGAAGGGAGAGGGAATAAAATGGCTATCTACGATACTAGTACTAAAAACACATCCTTCATTAAAATGTATAAGCTATTGAAGGATAAAGGAATTGAAAATAATAAATTCTTTCTTATACTATATGATGAATCGTTAAGAGGTATTGACCCACATAGTAAGGATTTAACAGATGAACAAAAGATTCGTATCCATGCTGAAGTAATGCGTAATAAATGGTATTATCTAAGAGAAGTAGTTCGTATTCCAGAATCAGGTGGTAGTATTCCATTCCAATTAAGTCGTGCCAACCTTGCACAATCATGGTTAATGGATAATAATGTTAACATCTTTGAAGTACTTCCACGTCAGAACGGTAAGACAATTGGTGCTGAATGTAACTATACATACTTCTATCACTACGGTACAATCAATACAAATATGATTTTCAGTAATAAATTACTTGCCGATTCAAAGCTTAATATCAAGCGTTTCAATGATATTAGTGAATTAATACCAAAATATTTAAAAGAACATTTAAATGAAAAATTAGATACTAATAACTTAGTACAGATTTCTTGTGAGAAGAATAATAATACAATTGATGCGATGAGTACCGCTAGAACAGTTGCCGATGCCGATAAATTAGGTCGTGGTTGTACCGTTCCTTTAATCTGGTACGATGAGTTTGCTTTCTTAAAGTACAATGATACTATTTATACATCAGCTGGTCCAGCCTTTAGTAAAGCAAGTGAAGCCGCAGACCGTAACGGAACTCCTTATGGTATTTTAATCACTACAACACCTAACGATTTAGATACAGAAATGGGTTCTTATGCACATGCTATGATGCAAGATGCTTGTCCATTCGATGAAAAATGGTATGATTGGGCAATTGATAAAGTTAAAAGATTCATCTTTGAAAATTCTAAGAATGACTTTGTTTATTTAGAATTCTCTTATACAGAATTAGGTCATGACGAAAAATGGTATAACAAACAATGTCGTATCCTTAACAATGACTTACTTAAAATCAAACGTGAGATTCTTTTAGAATGGACATTAGCAAATGATACTTCTCCATTCTCAGAGGAACAGCTTACTTCAATTGGTCAATATGTACGTGAACCTATTGGTGAGTTCTATGTTATGGATAAATATAAGTTTGAAATGTACAAAGAGATGCGTAACTTGTATAATAAATCATGGTTAGTCGGAATAGATATCGGTGGAGGTTTACAACGTGACTTCTCTGCTATCACAATCTCTGACCCTGCTACATATGAGATAGTAGCAGTATTTAAAAATAATAATATTTCAGTACCAGACTTAGCTGATGTAACTATTGAATTGGTTACAAAGTTTATACCTAGTTGCGTATTATTACCAGAGCGTAACAACCAAGGTTTAACATTTATTCAACTTCTATTAAAATCAGTTGTATCTAAAAATATCTATTATGAATATAGAGAGAAAATTGGTGAAAAAGTTGTTGGCGACCCTAAAAATCAACGTATACAGAAAGTAAAAAATAAAGTTCGTGTTTATGGTATAGACACAAATAAATCTTCTCGTGATTTAATGATTAACGAAATCTTGAATAATGCAGTTAATGAAACACCTTACGTTTTCACAAACAAACACGTATTCAACGAAATTCGTACACTTGAGAGAACAACAAGGGGTAAAATTGAACACAGATTAAACTGTCACGATGACGTTTTATTCTCATGGTTAGTAGCAATGTACCCAATCCATTATGGTAATAACGTAGCTAAATTTGTTAAGGTTACTTCTGACGGTCAATATGAAAAATCAGAAATGACTAAGAAAATTGTACGTAATGGCAATCAGTTCCTTAATATTATTAATGATAATGCACAATTCTCCGAATTATCTCAATTTATGATTCAAAAGAATGAAGAAATGCAGAGACAACAATCTACGTCATCAAGAAAGGGTATTTTTGATTTTATTTCAGAAATGAACAAGAGATAAACAAAAATATATACAACATAA